AGCGGGTCGATGCTGGTGATGATGACCTTCCACACCCACACGTACTGGCCAGCAGCCGGGGCAGTGTCGTGCGGCATGCCGTCCCGACGCCAGATGTAGACGACGTCACCGATGGTGAGACCGGTGAGCAGGTCGTCGTCCCCCTGGCCCGTGGTCTTGATGACCAGATCGTCGATGCTGTGGGTCGTGCTGCCAGGCAGCGTCTCGCTGGCCGGGTCGCACAGCCAGTCGACGGTGTCGCTGTCGGTCTTGCTGGTGCCATTGAAGGTCTGGATGGAGCAGTCCAGCCCGATGCCCGTAGTGAGCTCGGCCAGGGTCGGGTTCTCCAGGTCTGCGACGGCAGGCGCAACGCCAACCGCGACGTTCCCTCGGTTGATCTGCGTCGAGGGGTTCCACTGAGTGAGCGGCATGATGTTCCTTTCTACTTGCCCTCGGTGTCAGCGGGTGCCGACCCCTCGGTTGCGGGAGCAGCACCCGTGGCGGGCTGCTCAGTCGTGGGCGCAGACTCCTCAGGAGCATGCGGCGAGTGCTTGGGCTGTTCGAGCTCAGCCGGAGTCAGCGACTTGCGTGCCTTGGGCTGGAAGCCACGAACAGTCTCGTGGGGAAGGAGATCACGCACGAACGTGTGGATCTTCTCGTTGAAATTGTGGAGCGAGATGGCGTACCGAACGCCACTATCCTTGTGGTCAACAACGATGCCCTTGGACATCAGATACCTCCTTGATTGAGTTGGACGGTCACTTGTGATTCGTAGTGGCCTTCGACCGGGGCACCGGAGTAGCCCATGGACGTGCTGAGCGTGGTGCCACCTACGCGCTTGCCCTGCAAGTCACGCATGACCTCCAGAGCTAGGTTGAAGCTCGCCTCTACACTGGCACCACAGCAGTAGAGAGAGAACTGAGCATCCAAGTCGATGACGATACCAGCGACAGAGTTGTCTGTCTCGTTGAACACTAGAGGACGATGCACCACGTAGGGCAGTTGCGCACTGGTGGGCGCGTAGCCCATGTAGCTAGGCGCGGCCTGCACCAGATCGTTGATGTCGTTGTAGATGCTCACAGCCCCAAGTCCTCCGCAGTGAAGAAGTCCTTGGCTTCGTCATTCATGTGACGTGCTGCCTTGACGTGGAAGGGTCGGGCAGCCATCCGGCTCGTTCCCAGGGCTACGTAGGGTGCGTAGTTGGTAGTGGGGCCGATCAGATACTCATCCTTGCCCTGTTTGTCAGCCTGAGTGCTGTTGAGCATAGTGCCGGTGTCCACCGCGTGGTAGTCCTGAATGGCTTCCTTCTCGTAGCCAACCCCAGCCTGCACGAACGTGTTGAGCTTCTTCTCGATGACGGGATCCATCTTGTCACTGGCAGCGTCAAAGCGGGCACCGAGTTGCTTCATCGTGATGCTCATGCCATGTCTCCCTTTCCCTGCTGCTGCACCTGGTCCCAGTCACTAGCGACTGCCTTGCGCAGCATGGCCAGCCCGTTGAGGCTAACCTTGTCAATGAGGAGAGTCTTGCCGACCAGCTCGGGCTCAGCCTGGCAGGCGATGACCTTGACTGCCATTCCCTTGCTGATGGTCGTGCCCTTAGCCACCTTGATGCTGTAGGTGTTCTCCACCTGGCTTTCAACGGCGTTGTTGAGCGTGGTGGTCTGCACCAGGCCGATTACTGGCTGTCCCACAGCAATGAGAGGGCGAGTGACGTTGATGCCCGTGGTGACAGGCTCACCAACAGTGTAGAGCTGCACGGTATCCACCAGTGTGGCCAGAGTGAGCACGCGACTTGCCTCAGTCAACGTCTGTGTCGACATTGTCATAGTACTCACTCCCATCGTCGTTGTGCATGTCCACTCGGACAATGCGTCGGCTGTCAGGGATTATGACCTCGGTGAGCACGGCCTGCTGCCGCACACCAAGGATCAGGCTCATGCTGCCATAGTAGGTCAGTAGCTGCTGCCAGTTGGGAGCGTCAACAGCGACGCTAGTGCCCTCACTGGAGCTTTGCCGCACTACTGGCTGAGCCATAAGAAAGCCGATAAGCCGTGTGGCAGCGAAGTAGATGTCGTACGTGGTCTGATAACCATCACTGCCGGGCCACACGTTGTTCACGTCTGGGATGAGCGCCGCGTTGAGCGCGTCCTGCTTCATCGTGTCGGTGAGCAGAGGAGCGTTGGGCAGGCTGACCACGAGTGCGGTCAGGTCATCCAGTGCAGTCATGTCATCCTCCTTTAGCGCAGTTGAGGGGCAGGCAGACCCGCTACCTGCCCCTCATCACTTGTTGGCTGCCTCAGCTCGAGATGGCCTCGGACTGGGACTCGGAACCGGACGAGCTGGCCGACTCGCTTGCGATCACCGGAGCCTGGGACTCCGACTGTGAGACCGACTCGCTCGTGCTGGTAGAGTCAGAAACCGAAGCGGACTCCGACTCCTGCACGACCGGCGCTGCCGACTCTGACTCGACCACTGGCAGGCCAGCCTCGCTGTAGAAGGCGTTCTTGGCGGCGAGGGCGTCGGCCTGCTCCTTGGCGACTGCGTCCACAGCCTTGGCCTTGGCAGCAGCGCGCTCAGCGTCCCAGTCCTTCTGGAGAACTCGCGTGACCGCCATGATCAGGCCCCTTCCGGAGCAGCCGGGGTGATGACCGCGAACGGGAAGTCCGTGGTCGCACCACCAGCGGTGCTGTACGCGTTGGCGTAGGCGACCCGGAACTTGAAGCGCAGGGCCACCATGTCGCGCTCGGCGAGGTTGATCTGGTTGGCACCCGTGCCGAGCGTCGCCTGGTCCAGCAGCTTGACCTGGACATCCTGGCGGATGCCGAGCACTGCCTTGCTGCTGTCGCCGACGAGAGCCAGAGCCGTGGTCTTGTCCCAGCTACGGTTGGCCACGTAGCGCAGGTCCTGGCCGTAGATGCTGCTGGTGTCGCCGTCGCTGCGAAGCGCGTCCAGGTAGATGGGCTGGTTGTTCTCGTCGCGCAGGCCTCGCAGCTCACGACGCAGGAACCGACCGGTCCAGACCGAGTTGACGTCGAACTCGTCGTCCTCCACCATGGCGAAGGCTTCATTGAAGTCCTCGGCCAGGTCGACGCCCGTGCCCTCCGCCACAGCGTTGCTGGCAGCGATGGCACCCGGAACGAGAGCCGGGTCCGTCCAGGTCGCGGGCTTGTTGACGCCGAAGAAGACAGCGGCGTCCAGCACGCGGCCGAACTCCTGCGCCACCAGAGGCTGGATCTCGCCCCAGATGTCGAAGTCACTGTCGTCGAGCGTGTTCTCGTGGATCGGCACGATGACTGCGAGCTCCTCGGCGACGAGCTGCTTGTTGCCCCAGTTGACCTTGCTGGTGGGCTTGACGTCGGTGGCCACGGTAGCACCCGAGTCGGTGACGAACCCTGCCGTCGGCAGAGCAGCGAGCACCGGCATCTGGGCCACACCCTTGCTCATCGTGATGGTGCGGAAGCTGGCGAGAGCCGCCGACTGAGCGACATCCGGCTTGATGATGTCGTTGATGTACTGGGTCGCGAGCAGAGACAGTGCATCGGCCCGTGTGATGTCAGCCATTGGACTGACTCCTCTCTGGCCCGTAGGCCCTTAGATGGCTATTGCTTGGCACGTGCCGCACGGATCACATCGTTGAGGCTTGGCCTGCCCGCTTGCGTCCCTGCTGCCGTGCTGCTGAGCGCCGTGTGTGTGGCCGTGGGGTTAGCCTGCGACCACCGCTTGACGATGTCAGCTACGTCCTCGTCCGACTCGAACAGCGCCTTGGTGAAGCTACGCGAGTCGAGTGCCTTGCCGAGCGTCCCGCCTGCTGCCTGCACGAATGCCTCCAGCCTGTCGTACCGAGCCTGGACTGCGTCCGTCATCTCGGCCTTGGGCCTGAGGTCCGCGACCTCGGCTTCCAGCGTGGTGATGCGACCCTTGGCTGCACGGGTCTCGTTGCGCGACTTGTTGAGGTCTGCGAGGAGAGACTGGTGCTTGGGGTCGGGCTTGGACGGGTTGTCCTTGCCCTTGTCATCACCTTTGTCGTCGGTGGGCTGCTGATCCGTGCCTTCCTGACCCGACGTCTCGTCGGTGGCCTGGCCTTGCGGATCTTGCGTGCCGTCCTGGGGGTCCGTCTCGGTGCCCTCAGTCCCCGAATCACTCGGAGTTCCAGCTGTGGTAGCCATCTCGGCTTCCTTTCGTGTAGTTTAGCGTAGCAGCGCCCGCAAAGCAAGCACTTTATGGTCCCTAGCGTGTCGCCTAGCAGAACTAGGACTGTAGAGCCAGGCCTTCCTCCTTGGAAGTCAGTTGCTGAGCCCAGTTTGGGTCCCAGAAGATGTCGCCCTCAGCGTTGACGCTACCCTTGTACTCCACCTGCTTGATGAGCGTGGGCTTAGGGGTGCAACGGCCATTGGGGTGATCCCGCAGGTCAGGGCTAGCCATCACCATACCGTCACGCTGGAGACACCACGGGCAGGTGCGTGGGCTGTGCTCTGTGCCCCACACCATGACCAGGTCTGGCAGGTCAGCTATGCTGTCCCAAGCGTTCTTCCAGTAGGCGGAGACAGTCTCGGTGCGAGCACGTAGCGTAAGCCGGCGAAAGTTGGTGTCCAGGCCAGCATTGAGCATCTGCCGGGCCACATCAGTCGCCTGGAGACCCGCCGCGATTCCTGCCTGGATTGCCGCCTGCTGCATGGCGTCATAGATGGTGCCGAAGTGCGGGCTCAGTGGCAGCAGCGTAGGCGCTGGGAAGTTGCTCTCACCCCACACACCACGAGCAGCGATAGCGCCACCCAACTGCTGGATGAGCGCCTCACTGCTCTGCTGGAACACCGTGAGGTACGCTGCCAGGTCGTTCTGATGATCAGGTAGCGCAGCCAGCCACTGGAGGTACAGCTTGCGCAGCTCAACCTCCAGCTTATTGGTCGGCACCTGATTCGTGACAGACACGTGCTACGCCTTCGCCTTCTGTCCAGGGTTAGCAGCGTAGGCCGCAACCTGGCCGGGCGTCGGCGTAAGGCCCTGCTGACCGGTGGCCGTCATGTCGGTGGGCTGGCCGACAGGCGGAGTTGCAGGCAAGCCGCCAGGCTCCGGCTCCGCGTAGTCGTCCAGGTCCACGCCGGGCGTGACCACGCTGGCGATGTACTCCAGCGGATAGCCCATCTGGCTGAGGGCGATGCCGTGTGCGTCGAGAGCGTCCTGCAACAGGTCGTCGCTGGTGTTCCACAGCTCGTAGTCCTTGGGCTCGCCTTTGACTTCCAACGTCTTCTCTACGCCAAGCAGTGTGGCGAGCTCCTTCATCACAGGCTCCAGGTCGTCACGGATACGCGCAATGCGGTTGTTGAATCTCTTGCTGAGCACCTTCAGGGCCACACCAGTCGGCGGTGCGCCAGCGCCGGGCTTGAAGTAGAACTGAGGGATGCCGCTGGTCTGGCTGACCTTGTCGTTGACGCTGTCGTGGTAGGCGATCATGTCCGCGATGGTCGGCGGGTCAAGCTGGCCGAACGGTCCCTCACTGTTGCTGGTGAAGATGCGACTAGCGCCGCCACCAGCGTTCTTCTGCAGCTTGAGTTCGCCCGTGTCTGGCTGCTGGCTAGCAGGCAAGTACGGGTTGGCTACCGGAACCTCGACGTTCAGCAGATACCAGAACGGGCGTGCGTACATCTCCTCGACGATGGTCTGGTCCAGGATGCTATGGTTGATCCTGTCCTGCAGAGCGGCCAGGCTCGCACCCATGCCCTTGTCGTCCAGAGCGAAGCGGAACAGCGTGTTGCCGGTCTGCTCCTCAACGAACACATAGCCCTGACGGTTGGCCGCAGCGAAGTCAGTAGGCACAGCTTTCTGGAACAGGCGAGTGCGACCGTCACTGTAGGCAAACGTGACGTAGTCCTGCATGGTCTCCAGGCTACGAGTGAAGATGGCGGCCACGGTGTACTTGCCATCGCTCATCATCTCGTAGTGTTCGGGAAAGTGAGGAGTGCCAGCGGAGTCCACCACCACTGGACACTCCCCACGACTGAGCAAGGGCACCAGCACGTTGCTGAACCCTCGCAGCTCATCAGGCAGGGGCACCAGGTTCTCAGCGTACAGGTCGATGACGGCCTTGTAGATGTTCTCGCTGGTGGTCATTTCCGCCATGTCTGGAAACTCTTCGGCGATGTACTTTTCCCAGCTCTTGCCGTAGATGGCGTACGACATCTTGCCGTCGTAGTAGCTGGTGTACGTCTTGGTGTTGCGCAACAGCAGCTGTGACTCAATCGGTGCCATGCTGCCTTCCGCCACCTGGCTAGCCACACGTGTGGCCGTGCTGCTGGTGTTGATGACCATGCTCATGAGCTAGCCTCCTCGGGGTATACTGTGAGTCCGGTGTCGTCGTCTTTGATGTAGCCACTGTTGGCGTCGGCGTACTGCTGCATGTTGAGGCTGACCATGCTGTCACCGCTGAGCGGCTTGCCGGTGGAGTCGTACACGGTGTAGGTCATCATCAGCCCTTCATCTGGAAGTAGTCGGCACGGCCATTGTTGACGGCCTGGGTGAATGCGTCCACATCATCGTCGTGTGGACCGAACGGGAAGTCACGGAACTCCTGGAACATGCTCTCGTCGTACACGGTGTCCAGCACGGCGACGTTGCCTTCATCCACCAGCGGCTGAGCGGCCAGGGCTCGCACTTCCTTGCTACCCTGAGGCGTGACCGGCTTGATGAGGTTGGCTCGCTTGCGTAGCGTGTTGAGCAGTGCAGCGCCATTGGCAGCCCGCTCCACGTAGATGCGGCTCGTCTGTGGCCAGCGTGCCGACATCTTGAGAACCTCGGTCACTGTCTCGGTGAAGGTGAGCCGTGCATGCACGCGATCCACGAGCACCCACTTGTGACCGATGACAGCGTACACGTGCCCAGCTACGTAGTCGCCGGTGGACTTGCGCTTGCCATTCTGCGTGCTGCCGAACGTGAGATCCCAGCTCTGGATGACGAGTGCGCGGTCGAGTGTGGCCATCTGTCCGCGGTCGGTAGCGTAGACGACCTGCTCCCACGGGATGACGTCGAACTTGTCCACGTTGAGATAGCTGCCCCCAGTCACCTGTGGGTCACCTTGGTACAGTGCCTGCCATACGTACGTACCCACGGCTCGCTTGATGAGCTGCCATGACTTTGCACTACGGTTCTGCACTGAGGGCAGCCAGTCACCGACGGCACGACCAAGGATATCATCCTTGTGTGTGGCCTGAGCGGGGACATTCACGTACTTGGCCGCGAGCACGTCGGGCTTCTGCACGTGAGCAATGAGATCATCCTTGTGCCACCGTGTAGCGATGACGATGATCTGGCTTAGGGAGGACATACGAGTCATGACAACCGAGCTGAACCACTCAACCGTCTGCTCACGGATTAGCTCGCTCTGGGCCTCCGTCATGTCCTTGATGGGGTCGTCAATGACCGTCATGTCACTACGGAAGCCCGTCATGGCGCTACCACGACCAGCGGCTAGCAATCCACCGCCTTCTTCAGTCTCCCACAGTTGGACGTTATTGCTACCTGACTTTAGTGGAGTCCACGCTGCTACCATTGCGCGGATCTGCCGGCTGACCGCGTTCGCACGTGCCTGGCTGTACGTAGCGTAGACAACACGGATCCACGGATTGCGAATCAGCTGCCAAGCGATGTAGTGGACAATCCAAGTAGTCTTGCCTTCCTGAGGCGGAGTTGAGTAGGCCACACAGCCCAGAGACGTGTTCAACGCGTCAGGATCCATCGTGTCAAAGAGCACGTTTGTGAGCGCCGATTGACGAATTCCCTGTGACTTGCAGAACACGTGGAAGTCTTCGCTGACTTGAGTGTACGTGTACGGCGTCATGTCGTCGGTGGCGAGTATGCTCACTTGGAACCTCGCATGAGACGCCAGAGCTCTCTCCAGACAGCTACGAACGGATTGATATGGTTTTCACACGGTTCACCACAGATGAGGCATCTCCAAGCCCAGTAATCGGGGCCAGGCTGAGCAGCGTGCTGAATGCGCTGATTCATGACGCCTTCTTCGCTACCTCAAGGGCGACCTCGTCCACGCCGAGCCCGGGGAACGCCTTCATCAGGCGAGCAGTCTCACGAGCGGTCTGCAGACGAATGCGACGAGTGTCAACCTCGCCACCGCCACCAGTCACCTCTTGCAGCAGCTTGAGAATCTGCACAAGCTCCATCTCGGTCTTGTGCAGCTCCTGCACCCACACGCTGGTCATCGCCTTGCGCGTACGACTCTCTTGCGTGCCACTCTTGCTCTGGACCGTGCCCTCAATGTCATACTCGGTCACGCTTGACGACTCTGTCAACTGACCAATGTGGCGACTTACCTCATCACCGCTGATCTTGATGCGGAGAGCGATGATGTCCGTCATCTTGTTGCGAGCGAGCTTGGTCAACTCATCTGCAACGGAGATGCTGCCAGCGTCAGTGCTAATACCCCACAGCGTAGCGGCACGCTCCCCAACGGCCGCACGCTTGCTAGCCCTGACGCTGGCAGCAGTAGCCCCACCATGACTGCTACACACCGTGAGACCGGGAACAGCTGCCCGTGTACAGCGCTCACCGTCTTGCCGCAGGGCAGTGCAGCGACGCCGCTTGCCCCCAACACCACTATGGGCGCTAGGGGCTGGCGGCTGCACGGGGGACATGCACCCAAGCATAGCATGGCTAGGCCGCTTAGGGCAAGCCCAGCGCGCTAAATGATCACTACGCCTACAGGCGCTAGGCCACACGCCTCATACGTGCTCGTTGTAGCCGCGCACGAGCGCCTTCTCCACCAGACGCTGCACCACGGTCCAGTCGGCAAGGCTGAGGGTGAGTGACTCCGTGTTGATGACCTCGTAGGCGATGTTGGGCACGTCACGCTGGAACCTGCCATAGACGCTCAGAGTGTCGCTGTCGGACTTCTCGGTCTCAGGACCTACGACCTCATCCAGCACCTGGCCGATGGACTTGGGCTCACGATCATCAGCGTTGCGACCTAATCCACGCTCTACATCCTTGCGCATAGCTTCTTGGGCAAGCGTCAGACGATAGTCAGCTCCGCGCTCGGGCATCCCGGTCGGCTCGGTGTCGTATCCGGACATCACAGGTGCCAGTAGTGGTTCTTGGAGACCGAGTAGTACACCGTGGTGATGTACATCGTGATCGGCCCAACGATGAACAGGTTCAGCAGCAGACTGTGACCACGCTGCTGACGCACGTACGCTGCTCCGTCACGACCCTTGAGCTGACGATTGTTGTTGGCGAGTGCAGCAGCCAGATCATCGAGACTGACGTGCTGCTGAGCCGAGACGGGCGCTGCCATGGGTGCATTGTGCTTGGACATTTGAGTGGACTCCTATGTTGTGAAAGTTGGATGTGGGCCGGACGGAGTCAGTTTGGGGATGAGGAGCCGTCCGGCCACACCACAAGCATTGCACACACCGTGCCACCGCGCAAGCATCAATATTGGCGCAGCGAGCGACAGATGACGGAGAGCGTCCTTGGACGCGGTTCCGGCACTCTGTCCGCCGAGCGAGCACCCCTAGTAGCTATTCTCACTAGTATGTCCCTGCTTGTGCCGTTGGCACCGCAGGGAATATAGTGATTCAAAGCTAAAGCTAACAGCCCCTTGCGCTAAAACCTGGGGTAGGCAATACTGGCAGGGCACGCCACACACCTAGGAGAACGCATGAGACAAGAGAACCGAGTTGCACTTACCCACCTGGCTAACGTGCTGGAAGCACTCGATGAGATTCCAGTAAAAGTGTTGCTCATCGTGCATGACGCCGTGAAGGACTATGCCCTCACAGAGCAGCGCAGCGTCAAGCGCATGGAATCATTCAAGGACGAGCCTGGAACTGCGCAGAACTACCGCAATGGTGAGCGCTGTTTGCGTGAACTCAACAAGTGCCTCGTAATGCTAGAGGACGAGAATCTGGAGCGTGCAGTAATGCACATGCGCAGAGCAGCAGAGGCAAAGAAGTGAATAATCGCAGAGAATCAACCCTAAAGAAGCTGCTTAGCAGTCTGCGAGACGGAGACGACCCACAGGGTGTGGCAAGGGATCTAGCTGTAGCACTCAGAGAAGAGATGAAGTCGGACAAGCGCTATGTGCAGGATAAGATGACCGACGCGCACCAGAATTCAGTGAGAGCACAGGCAATCCTAGAAGTAACCATTGAGTTGCTAGAATCTGGTGATACAGCACAAGCTTGTGATGAACTTGCTCATCTATTTGGTGAAGTATCAGTAGCGCCTAAGACTGTAGAAGAGCGTATCTCCATCCGTAAGGGCGCTAAGATTGTTACTCTCCTGGATACCCGAAGCCCTAACTTTGAGCATGACAGATCTAGGATAGCTGCTGAAATCCGTAAAGCCAACCTTGCCAATGGGTGGGCAGCTGCTGAGTATGATGAGTACCTGAGGAGTACAAAATGAACTACACACTGATGTACGTCCTGTTCGTGCTAGCGTGCCTAGTGCTATCAGCAATTGCCGCCTACCTGATTGATAGGTGGAACTGGCGACGTACCTATGGCCAGCAGATGCGACACAGGCGTGGCATCAAGCGAGGACGCGGCCACACTAGACATGAGGAGGATGACTGATGGCCATGTGTCCATTCTGCAAGACTCACTACACACATGAGCGTGACAACGTGCAGGCGATCAAAGACTGCGCACGGCGCGACATTGTTGCTCATGTGGCCGAGAAGATGGAAATTAGAAGCAATGGCTAGCTGGCGTGTGGAGAAGATGCACCAGCACTGCAAGGGCTGTAGCGAGTGTGCTGCTGCTGCCATTGAATGGGCCAACAAGACGGATGCCGACCGTGCCACCAGCACCGATCACACCGCTGACATGGTGGCGCTGCACAGTGCCACGGTCGTGCTGAAATCTTCAGAAGGAGGGCTTGCGCAACCCTGATGGTTGAGCAATAATCATCACATGAGCACTTACACCTTCATCCTCAAGTCCGGCGGTTCCATCATCCTCTACAACTGCTTCATCGTAGGCAATGGCGTTGCGGGAGAGCTGGCTGACGGTCTGCCGCGCTGGATCGCCGACGAGGACATCGAGTACTCCCACAAGCACTAGTCCACACCCCGAAAAGGAGTCCATGGCTACCGTGCTGGCCAGAACGCCAACACAGGAGAGAAGTCCATCAACAACAGGAAGGCACTGGCATGAACCGCGAGAAGCTGTTCGAGCAGCTAGGATTCTCGTGGGACGACCCATTCAACATCGGGGAGTTCCGAATCACCGACAAGGAAGGAGGCGTCCACATGGCCAACGTGTGGGAGAGCCGCCTCATCAACGCAATCGAAGGAATGATCAAGTGAGCAAGCAGCGCAAGAAGCTCCATTGCATCTGCAAGGGCAAGCAGGACCGGGTCCACCCCGGCACCGACCACCAGAAGCACATCGCCACGTGCCCGATGGTAACGGGTAGGCGTGACAGCTGATGGACGTCTGGTACGAGTGCACGTCGTGCAGCTTCGCCACCAACTCGCAGAAGTCCAGCTGGACTCACGAGCTCGAGACCGGTCACAAGGTCAACGAGTCAGACAACGAATGACCCACGGCCACACCAAGTTCCTTAGCGCCGCTAGGTGTGGCCGCCCCATTGTGGGAAAATAATCTATGCGCTAAACTTAGCTAAGCCCGGTGCCCCATACCGGCAGAACAGTCCAAGGAGGACTCATGCTGCACACAAACTCCATCGACGACGTCGTTCAGGCGCTGGCCGCAGCCTACATCGATCCCCGTACTGGGAACAAGGTGCTCTACTCGGTCAGCTGGCTGGCCGACAAGGACTCCATGATCGGCCACATCAACAAGGACTGGGTCCGCCGCGAGCTCGACTGGTTCAACAGTGGCAGCAACAACGTCAACGACATGGAAGGACCTGTGCCGAGCCTGTTCCGGGCCTGCGCAGGCGAGGACGGCAAGGTCAACAGCGCCTACGGGTACATCCTGTTCGGCAGCGGCGAGTTCCTGCCCCCGGTGCCCAGCCTGTACGAGCGCATCGTGCAGACCCTCATCAACGAGGGAGCAGGCACGCGCCACGCAGTCGCCATCATCAGCGACCGCGACATCCACTACATCAGCAAGTACAGTGGGCGTCACGACTTCATCTGCACCAACGCACTCAACGTCATGGTTGACGCGGACAACCAGTTGCACATCATCGCGCAGATGCGCAGCATGGACGCGGTGTTCGGCTACAGGGCCGACTACAGTATGTGGGACAGCCTCATGACCCGGCTGCTGCAGGACCTGGCGCTGGTCATCCCCGGCATCGAGCGCGGCAACATCTACTTCCAGGTGGCCAACCTGCACGTCTACCCGCGTCACTTCGCGCTGCTGCAGGACGTCGCCTACGACACCGAAGAGCGCCTGGCCCGCCGAGTGTGGCAGAACCCGGTGCGCATTCCCGGTCTGGACAAGTGATGGTCCCGCAGCGCAGCCGCAGGGGGCTGGCCATCATCATCCTCTGCGTGCTGGTAGTGGCCGTGCTGCTGGCCGCGTGGCTCATCCTGGTGGGCCTGTGGTGGGTCATCGCCATCGTGGGCGCAGCAGCACTCGTCTACACGATCATCGAAGGGTACTGGAAGCCATGACCGCAACGCTCTGGACCGTCATCGGCTACATGGGTCAGCTGTTCCTGCTGCTGCTCCTAGCCATCCTCCTCTTCATCGTCCTGGCAGGGCTGGGGCTGGCCATCTGGCGCGCAGTAGCCAAGCTGCTGCACCGCCAGCCCAAGTACCGGCCAGAGCAGGACCTGGAGAAGTACGTGCGGGAGGTCAACGCCATCAGCGCCAGTCAGTACGGCAGTGGCACACACGACCGTGAGGTCTTCCGCGCAGGTGCCAACTGGGCGTGGGGCTACTTCCACCGGAAGCACAGCTGATGGCACACGCAATTCACCTGAATGGTGGTCCCTGGCACGACAAGGTGGTCGCCATAGAGGATGGCCGTGACCACATCCACTTGGTCATGCCAGACATCGACCCGGCCAAGATGCTTGACCCGACTGCTGCTGGCGAGCGTGTCCCTGTCAAGGAGGGCACGTACAGCCAAGTGCTGGGAGAACCGGATCAGTTCGAGTGGGATGGATGGGGGTCGACCCGTGCCTAACGAGCACATCGCGCTACTGCGCACGCCCAAGCTGACCAAATGGTTATACCCCATCTACGTGCCTAGCTACAGCCGGGCCGGTAGCGCACCACTGCTGGAGATGCTGAAGGACGCTAGCGACTACGTCCAGCGCAATGTGACGATCGTTGTGCGTCCCGAGGAGGTCAGCGACTACCACCTGGCCTACCCGTGGGCAGTTGTCATCGCAGAACGCCAGCCAGGGATCGGCCCGGCCCGAATGCGCTGCTTGCGTAACGCTGAGCGTCGTGGGTACAAGCGCATCGTCGTGCTAGATGACGACATCATCCACGTCAGCCTGCTGGAGCGACCCGCTGGCAGCAGCCACACGCGCCGATACAGCGCCAAGGTCAGCGGCTGGGCTGAGCCCGGCCTACTGGTGCGCAGCTTGGCTGTCGCCTGCCACCTGGCCGACGGGGTGTTCAAGGTGCGCCCGGCTGCAAGCTACGGCGCAGCCCGCAACGCGCTCTTCAGCGGTGACGTAGACACCAGCATCGGGGCCACACTCAACAAGGGCAGCTTCCCGGCCTGCGTCATGTTCATGGACGTTGAGCGGTTCACCATGCGTGAGCGCGACCTGCCTGCGGAGTTCCACTTCCACGGTGAGGACCTAGCCATGTTCCTGGATGCCCTGACGCAGGAGCAGGAAGTGTTCACCTTGCCTGGTGTGGCCTACGACCAGCACGGCAGCATCCAGACCACGATCCCACTGGACCCGCAGGACGCAGTTGGCAGGCCGCACCTGCAACACACCGCTGACGCCTACCCATACATGCATGACTTCCTGCGAGTGAGCATGAAGAACAAGCTTGGCGGCGTCATGCGAATCGGAGTAAACTGGAACCGCTGGTACAAGGCCACCGGCACCGAGCCGGTGGAGATTCCACTGACAGAGCTCATCAAGGAGAGCTAGATGTTCATCGCGTTTGAAGGCCCAGACAACGTGGGCAAGTCCACCAGCGCAGCCAACCTGGCGACTAGTGGCCATGCTATCTACAATGCCACTAAGGGTGTGCACCAGGTAGAGCAGCAGCGAATCAACCCCGAACCGGATCTATTGGTCACGTACGATCGTATCGACTGGTTCAGCCACATGGTGTACCGGCTAGCACTGCCCACGCACGAGTGGAACGACGCTCGGGTGCGCACCGTGTTCGCCATGCCAGACACTCACCTGGTGGTGAAGTTACACCGCCCAGACATGGCTGAGAAGATCAGCGATGAGCTGTACAAGACCGGCACGCTGGCAGAGGTCAACCCCGTGTACTACTACTTCACGGACTGGCTGATGCAGCTCAATCGCATTCGTGAGTACAACCTGTTCAAGACGATCAGCATCGTAGAGGTCGTCAACGACCAGCAGGGCAACTTCAGCCAGCGTCTGGCAGCGTTCGACAGCCCTATTGCTGAGCGCTGGGACGAGGCTGACGGCTGGACAGACGAGGCACTGCTGGAGTTGTTGCGCCATGAAGACCAGCACCGCTAAGCTGGCTCAGTACCGGCACGAGGACCACGTCTTCAAGATAGGAGCGCTGCTCAAGAGAACAGAGCCAACCTACCCGTTAGCAGTACGGCTGGAAGCTCAGCAGGAGATTCTCAGCTGGCGCGACAACGGACTCATCCTGCAAGAGTATGGAAAGGAAGTGAACATGGCTCAGCAGAAGACGCGGGCGCATGCCAAGCCCGACCCCAAGACGTTCAGCGGTCAGGGCATCATCTTCGCTGTGGTTGACGACCGTGAGGAGATGCGTACTGGACGTGTGACTACCATCGATGTCATCGCTGATGGCATTGAGAAGGCGCTGGACAACGGCAAGGAGACCAGCGAGGATATCGCTAGGTACCTCACCACCAGCGCGTTCCAGCATGTGCCAGACAAGCGCGTGCGGTTCAACAGCATTCTCAAAGCCGGAGACGCTGTGGGCGCTATGATCACCCGCAAGCTGTACAATGCGTACAACGAGCTGGCTGCCATGGCGGACGAGGAAGAGGACGCCAAGAAGAAGGCCACACTCAAGGAGGAAGCACGTGGGTTCGCCGAGGCGCTGAACGTGGTCATTAGCCCTTTCTCGTGCGAAGACAGCGAAGACCCGCGTCTGGTCAACTGGGATGAGGTTGACCGTATCACGGCCAACTTCGAGAAGGAGCAGCGAGAGGTTCGCCGAGCGAGGAAAGGAAATCCGCAGTGAACGAGGCAGTAGAGAAAGTACAAGCAGCAGAGGGCTTCGACTTCCTGCTGGATCTCCAGCTTCAGGTGGAAGAAGGCTGGGGACGAGCCATCGATCCCAGCATCGACGAGGACGTGAGCAGCTATGTGCGCGACGTGGTACTGTGTGCCACGGACGAGCTGCATGAGGTCCTCGCTGAGGTCCACTGGAAGCCGTGGAAGGACAAGCGCGGCATCAAGGACATCTCCAAGTACCGTGAGGAGATGGCAGACGTGCTGCACTTCATCCTGGACCTGTACCTGGCAGCGGGTCTCACCGGTCAGGACATCGTCACCGACTACATCGCCAAGAACACCGAGAACCTGCTCAGGATCAAGAACCCCGACTACCGAGCAAGCTAGGAGAACACAATGAAACCCACGAGTGAACAGAAGGTGCTTGCCGACGAGGCAACCGAAGGCGCACGTCGTGCCGAGCGCCAGTACGAGCTGGAGCGCGCTAAGGTGCTGGCGCTCGCTAGCATAGCGCAGAGCCTGGCAGTCATCTCAGAAGCCATCGCAGAGGACATGTGATGCCGGGCAAGGTGCTGAGCTGGGGAGACAAGCACAAGTGCTTCCTCCTGGTGCCACCCGAGGCCGGTATTCTTGCTCCGGTGGGCACCAAGTGGCAGTGCAGCGAGTGTGGCACCGTGTGGACACTTGTCAAGGGCAAGGGCTGGCAGCCCCATGTCTAGGTCAAGTTGGGACACCGTCTGGGCTGATGTGGCCCGGGCGGTGTCTCGTCGTAGTAGTTGCACACGTGCCCAGGTTGGTGCTGTCTTGGTCAAGGAGAACCGAGTGGTAGCCACGGGCTACAACGGCCCTGCCAGCGGCTACCCCGGAGACACCGACCTGGGGTGCACGGCCTGGTGCGCCAGGGCTAGCCAGCAGCCCCAGCAGCAGGCTGGCTATGGGTTTAGCTGCCCCAGCATACACGCCGAGGCCAACGCGCTGCTGTACGCCAGCCGAAGAGACGCTGAGCAGGCCACACTCTACGTAACCCATGCACCGTGCGCGGATTGTGCCAAGCTCATCAGCAACAGTGGTGTAGCGAGAGTGGTGCTGCTGCAAGAACCCGAGCCGCACCGACCAGATCCTATCCCGTATCTTGTGTCGTGTGGTTTGGAAGTGAGCGTATACTATGGAGTTACGTGAGAGCCAACGTATCGCTCTGGAACGCCTCACCGAGTCAGGTCGCCACTATGCCGCTCTGTGGGCTGAGCCACGTAGCGGCAAGACGGCCGTGGCTCTCAAGTGGCTGGAGCACGTGCAGCCCGAGGTTGCTGTCATAGTCGGTCCCAAGATTGCTGAAGGCACCTGGCGTACAGAGGCTGCCAAGTGGCTGGAGGTAGACCACAGGTTCTACCCGTTGACAGCTGGTAACGAGTACCCGGACCCGTGGCAGTTCAGGGGAATGACACTCCTGTTTGTCAACTATGAGCAGTTCGGTAAGATGCCATGGAAGCGCCTACGTCCGTACCTAGCTAAGCTGGCCAAGCTAGCTGGTGACAAGGGTGCTATGCTACTTGACGAGAGCCATATGATCAAGACACCTAACAGTGTTACTGGTCGTAATATTCGTCCTCTGGCTGCTCAGTGGCATTACAGGCTACTCATGACCGGAACACCTGTCACTAATCCGGACCAGGTAGACGCTGTGTATGGCCAGTGGACGTTCCTGAATCCAGACATACGCGACAACTGGCCTACAGCGCGTGACTTCCGTGAACACTTTGGCGAGTGGACAAACGTCAAAGGTTACCCCGAGCTGATACGACCACGAAACCAATATGAGCTGAACAGCTACATCCAGTCTGACGTCATCACGATGGTTGGACCTGGGGAGCCTGTACCTGTGCGCAAGATCACCTACCCAGTACCGGCTCAGGTGCTGGCCTGGCACAAGGCCATGCTCAAGAAGGGTGTGTTCGAGCTAGACGGTCACGACATTGTTGGGCTCAACCCACTGACACGACTTCTGCGCATGCGCATGCTGGTGGCTGGCTGGGTAAAGGACGACATGGGCCAGAGCATTACCGTGCAGGCTTCCGCCCGTGCCCGGCTGGCAGCTCTCGGTAACGTGGTAAAGCGGTGTGACGGTAAGATCATCATAGCCTGCACTCACCTGCATGAGGTGAAGCTCGTGAGGCGCTGGCTACGACGCAGAGGCATCGGTCACCTGGTGATCACTGGGGCCACACGTGAGAAGAACGCCGTCATTGACAACTTCCAGCACGACCCTGCCGCGCGCGTGCTGCTGGTACAGCCGCGCACTGTGGCCATGGCGGTGGACATCAGCGTAGCAAACGACCTTATCTGGTACACCAGCGACTTCAACTACGTCACGTTCAAGCAGGCCAGTGACCGCATCAAGCTGAGCCCGGCCAACCCTACAGTGTGGTTCCTGTGTGGCTGTGGCACTGTGGACCAGGACGTGTGGGCCACACTGCAGGAAGACCACGACCACCTACGCAAAGTCATCCGCCGCATCCGCAAGCCCTAGAGTGGCTAGGACAAAAGATCTATTTCAGAAATTATCTGTTTTGGGCTTGCATTGCTGTGCCAGGTCAGGCATACTAACTCTTGTCAGCGGCACCCGCCGCAACTCACAGGCCCATCAATCAAGGAGATCACAATGGCCACCAAGAACACCGCCGCTGTCGAAGAGGTCGAGGAGACCACGGCCGAGCCGACCACCAAGCAGCTCATCGGAGAGGGCATCGCAAAGGTCATCGAGGCGACCGGCATCGACGTCCAGAAGAACCGCTACAAGGCCATGCGTGCCATCGCCTACCAGGCGTTCAGCGACGCGATCGAAGAGGGCACGTTCGACGACCTCGTCGAGTCGGCCATCGCCAACGTCGACAACCTGCCCAGCGGCTGGGAGATCGAGCGCGCGCCCAAGGAGGACGAGAAGCCGGTCGCCAAGAAAACGCCGGCGAAGGCCCCGGCCAAGAAGCCGGTCGCCAAGTCCGCGGCTGCCAAGCCCGCCGCGCGCCCGCGTCCGCGCCGCTAGCAAGACCAACGGCCAGCAGCTTAACCCCCCGGGCTGCTGGCCGTTGCTTTCGGGACTGTAGCTCAACGGTAGAGCATCGAGAGCAGATAAGTTGTCCTAGTCCTCAGCAGGACCGGGTATTCGCGCTATCTGGAGCCGACTAAGCCTCAAGGTTATGAGGAGAAGCTTTCGAGATGTAGGTTCGAATCCTGCCAGTTCCACGATCCCCTCATAATTACCGGGGATGCTCCTAGGCAATTGGACGCCGAGCCCTAGAGACGCGCGGGACAGCCGAAGAGCGCACAACTGAATACCTGGACACAGTTGCTCCTGGGCTTTGCCAGGCGTGTCAGTTCCTACGTTGCTACCCAGCTTGGGTCTAGGACAGCAGGCGGTCTTGCACTCCGTGGAACGTGCTCCTACCCACTTTGGAGGAGTCCACCAATGGAGCTGTACGTAACAGACAGCCTAGCTGAGACCAGAGAGTATCTGGCTCAGAGCAATAGCCACATCATTACCGACATTGAGACCACGTCTCTGTCGGTAGGTCAGGGACAGCTGCTGTGCGTAGGATTCGCGCCGTACGACAGAGAAGACGTGCTGGTGTGGTGGCCCGAGACCGAGGAAGACATTGCACGTCTCGCCATCAGCAAGATGACTGCTCACAACAGCCCGTTTGAGCGTAGATGGCTCAAGAGCTATGGTGCCAAGGTGCACACTACGTGGGACACCATGTTCATGGCACATCTGCTAGATGAGAATCACCCCATCGGTCTCAAGGACCTGGGCATGCGTCTGCTCGGATATGAGGACTGGGGAGACGACAACGTAGCAGGGTTCGGTAGTGAGTTTGGTCAGTTCTGGACTGATCGCCACCTACCCACAAAGTCAAAGTCACGGGTCAGCAAATACAATGGCATGGACGTTCACGTCACTCGTGAGTTAGAGCGGTGGCAGCGCAAGCACATAGCCAAGAACTTGAAGCCTGGCGAGAATCCCGTGCACGTCATGCGCCACATCATGATTCCTGCTGTGGTACCTCTTAGCCAGATGGAGGACAACAAACTACCGGTTCGACTCAGCGTGGTGAAGAAGACACGCGAGAAGGTCGAGCAGCAGATCGCAGATATCGAGCGCAAGCTAGACCGCAGTATCCCAGATGTGGACAAGTGGCCTGACTGGCTCAAGAAGACCAAGCCTAAGTGGGGCAACACTAACTGGACCAAGTGGTGGCTATTCGTCTACCAGGGCGCTCTCTGCCCGGCACGCGGCAAGCCCACCAAGACCTGGCCCGAGGGCAACCCCAGCCTAGCTGCTGAGAACCTCTCCAAGATCGACCACCCGGCAGCACGTCTGCTTACCGAGCGCGGCAGCTTATACAAGCAGCTCACCGGATTCCTTGTGCCTATTGAGCAGCGCACCAAGGATGGCAGAATCGGCACTAGCTTCAGTCTCACCGGTACCGTCACGGGTCGCCTGAGCAGCAGTAGCCCCGGCAAGCACGACCCAGGGCTCAACAGCCAGCAGATTCCACGAGATAAGGCCACACGTAACCTGTTCGGTGAGCGCGGGCAGGCATGGATTGAGGCCGACTTCAGCCAGCTTGAGCTACGTGTGGCCGCGGTGATGTCTAACGAACCTAACATGATCAGCCTGTTCGAGGCTGGCGAGGACATTCACACCTACATCGGTAGGCGTGTGACACGTAGTGAGACTCTCACCAAGGAGCAGCGCAGCCTCGCCAAAGGTGTCAACTTCGGCTTCCTCTACGGCATGATGGCTAAGCACTTTGCCAATTACGTGTTTGAGAACTACGGTGTGAAGATTACACCCAAAGAGGCAGAGGCGTTCCGTGAGGAGTACTTCACTACCTTCAGCGCTCTACCTGATTGGTACCGTAAGCAGCGTCGTGAGGCCCTAGAGTATGGCGGAGTACATAACGAGTTCGGTAGGTTCCGTCACCTGCCACGCGTGTATCATAGCGACTTCTGGGTACAGGAGAATGCGTTCCGTCAGGCTATCAACAGCCCGGTACAGTCTACCGGTAGCGACTTTATGCTTATTAGCCTGGCTAGGCTTGGCGGGGACTTGCGCTTGCGCCAGCTAGGTGCCAAACTTATTACAACCGTTCACGATTCTGTGTGCCTAACGGCACCCTACAAGACAGCACGTCGAGTAGGTAGAATTGTCAAAGAAACAATGGAACAGGCCGATGACACGCTCCCCAGAAAGTTCTTCCTCAAAGCCGACGTCACAATCTCCCGATGCTGGGGTGGCGAACCACTCGCAGAGTTCTGAGCCCTTGTGGGTATGTGAATGCGACGGGTGCTGGGGCTGCTCTGGCCATGAGCCTGGGTGCACCTGTGATGTCGACTGGGAGGAAGTCTACAATGCCCGCTAGTAAACTTCCAAGCACGGGCACCAAGCCCGGCAACAAGGCGTGGCGCGGTACACGTGGTACGTGGCCCAAGACAGAAGACGGTCGCCTGGTCATCACTCAGTCCATGGTCAGTGGATTCGTCGAGTGCCCCCGAGAGACCTACTACGGAATCGTGCTAGGCTTGCGCCCACGCTTGGAGAGTAAGCCACTCACTCGTGGCACATGGGTACACGCCCTGCTGGAGGAGCGTGGCCGTGGTGGCGATTGGAAGGCCAAGCACAAGGAGCTGCTGGCTGCTGCCCGTGATCAGCAGTTCGACGAGGAAGTCGACATCCTTGCTGAGGAGTGCTTCAACATAGTGCTGAGCTATGAGTTCGCGCACAGACGTGAGGCACTCAAGCCTATAGCCGTGGAGCTCACTGTAGAGCGACCCATGTTCCGAGACAAGGTTCTGTATCGCGGTCGTATCGACATCATCTGGATGGACGAGCAGGGCGACGTGTGGCTGGGCGACCACAAGACCCACGCCACCCTACCGGACTGGCGCTACCGTGAGCTAGCGTTCCAGCATTACTCGTACCTGTGGGCTGCTGCCAAGAGCCCTGAATACGCTGCCCTGCGCTACCGTGGCAAGCCGCTGCCGCAGCCTAAAGGATTCATCTACGACTACTGCCGTACTGGCGCTATCAAGACCCCGACTCTTACCCAGTCTGGCAAGATTAGCCGTCAGCTCAAGCCCAGTGGCACCACGTACCCCGTGTTCATCAAGTGGCTCAAAGACATGGGTATGATGACCACTATCCACGGCAAGAACTTGCTCGCCATAGAGGACGCCAAGGAGCGTGCCTACGTGGAGGAGTTCATCGTAGAGCTCCGCAACCGTGACTACAGCGATCTGTTCCGCAGGGACAAGCTGGTGTTCGACTCAGCCCAGGCCGAGCGCCAGCGTAAGAGCTTCTACACCAGCGCCAAGAGGCTGCTCACGTACAAGTGGGATGACCCTGATTGTGTGGAGCGAAACCTACATGCGTGCAGCGGGTTCATGTGCAACTACAAAGACCTCACCGTGGCGGACCTTATGCACGGTACTAGCGAGATCGAACAGCGTACTCGATACGTTACTACTCGTGACCCGCTGGATTACTATCCTAACCAGAAGAAGGGCAAGAAATGATCTACTGCATCTATGGCAGGCCCAAGGTCGGTAAGACCACGCTCGCCCTGAAGGACGCACCGCGTGGCAAGACGGCTGTGTTCAGTGCGGACCAGGGTCTGCTCGGTATCAACACTACCGGCATGACCATTCTGGAAGATCTCAGCTCCAAAGCCATCAACCATACGGTCAACGGCACATTCCTCGCCAAGCACCAGAGGTTCGTCATCGACACGGCCAGCAGCTTGCACACCCTGTTCCAGCAGGAGAGCGCTGGTGGCCCTGGCGCACAGATCCGTAAGCAGGACTTCGGTGTGGCCAACAACGCTCTGGCCACACTCGTGCGCACCCTGCGAGACAGCAAGAAGGAAGTCATCATCCTAGCTCAGGAGCGCCTCATTGTGCCCGGCCAGGGCCTAGGCGCGGACGGCAAGGAAGAGTGGACTCCGGAGGACGTGGACGAGGACAGTGTAGCCATGACCACGGTGGACCTCAGTGCTGGTGCTGCCAGCGCCGTTCTGCAGATGTCAGACGTCATCGGTAGGCTGTACATCGCCCACGTCAACGAGAAGCCTGTGCGACGCCTCTGGCTCGGTCCTAGCAGCAGCATCATCGCTGGTGCGCGCAGCGACACCTACCACGGCACTCCGCCGTACCTCAAGCAGCCAAGCATAGCACGGCTCAACCAGCTTCTCGGCTGGACCCGCTAGTCGAGATCACATAAGAGAAGGATACTCAAATGGCTATGAAGAAGATCCGCCTGGACTTCACCAAGACCGAAGAGCGCTCGGGCTGGAACACCCGGCACATCGAAGAAGGTCTGTACAAGATGAAGATCGCAGGCGTGCAGGAGACCGAGGCGCAGGACGGCACGGCCATGCTGGTCTACAGCCTGGTCCCCACGGACAGCCGGTACAAGAGCCGCAACTTCCCGTACTACTGCAAGCTCCAGGCCAACCAGCTCTGGAAGCTTCGCGACCTGCTGGTGGCTGCTGGCCAGACCGTGCCCAAGAAGGCGCTTGCCATCGACCCCAGCGTGGTCGTCGGCAAGTTCGTAGCGGCCGAGGTAGAGGACGACAGCTACCAGGGAAACGTGCGGTCCAGTGTCAACGGCACGTACGGACTCGACATCCTCGACGAGAACGAGCAGGGTGGTGGCGGTCTGGACGAGTTCTCGGGTGACGAGGACGACGAGGAGGAGTACGACGAGCCCGAGGAAGACGAAGCAGAAGAGGAGGACGAGGACCTCAGCACCCTCAGCCTCGCTGAGCTTCGCAAGCGCGCCAAGGATCTCGGCGTGGCAACGGCAGGCCTCAAGAAGGACGACCTGATCGACGCCATCGCAGACGCCGAGGGCGATGCCGAGGAAGAGGAGGACGACGAAGACGAGGACGACCTCGACGACGAAGACCTCGCTGACGAGGAAGACGACGAGGAGTACGAGGACGACGAGGAAGAGGAGGAGCCTGAGCCTGCTCCCAAGCGTCGTTCCGCCCCGGCGCGCAAGCCTGCTGCCAAGGCAGCTCCGGCCCGTCGCGTGGTCAAGCGCCGCTAGTACCATGGATGAGGCAGAGGTAGTCCGGCGTATGCTGGGTGTCCTCAATGCCTTGCCAGGGGTGTTCGCTATCCGTACACACGGTGGCACATTCCAGGCCAAGGGCACACCTGATGTTATGGGGTGTGCCCTTGGTCACTTCTTTGCCATAGAGGCTAAGAAGACAGCGCGTGAGAAGCCGAGTACTGCTCAGCTGTACATGCTCAAGAAGTTCACTAAGGCTGGCGGAAAGACATTCGTTAGCTACGATCCCAAGGCTCAGGAAGTAGTACAGTGGATAATGAGTCTCTCGAACTGATCCGTAAGGTATGGCGTCACACTGGGGTGACTGGTAACGTATGGGTACCTCATATCTACAAGATCGGTCACAAGACAGACCAGCGGTTTCGTGAGGGTGTGCCACTTGACCCACGTAACCCTCAGTTCCCGGATATGCGTGACAACGTAGACTGGTATTGGACCCCAGCAGTAAGCAGCACAACGAGCCGCAAGGCTAACGCATACCCTGCACAGCGCGCAGTGTGGGTAGACTGTGACGAGAGCTTCAACGATGAGCTACTCCAGCAGCTGAAGCCTAGCTACATGTGGGAGACCAGCCCTGGCCACAAGCAAGCGGTGTGGCTGCTGCGAGAGGCTATGCCGCCAGCAGAGTTCCACAAGGACGGCTTCATCGGCATGCTCACCCAGGCGCTTGGGGGTGACAAGAGTGGAGTAGACATTGGTCAGCTCCTGCGCGTGCCGGGCACGTGGCACCACAAGCGCACCCCGTACAAGGGCCGCATCCTACGCAAGGTGGGCAACGTGTTCACGCGCGGCCAGGTGCTACAGTGTGTGGCCAGGGGCTTAGGATTCAGTGCTAGTCTGGCAAGCGAGCTAGGCGCAGACGACCCATATGGCGACCGCAGTAAGCTACTGTGGAAGTTCAGTCGTAGTGCTGCCGAGCTAGGCTTGGCGCAGGACCTCACGTTCAAGCTCATCAAGGCTACCAAGTGGAATAAGTGGGCTGACGAGCCAGACCGTCTCAAGGAGGACATAGCCCGTGCCTACGACCAGCAGCCTGCCCCGGCCAAAGACGCCGAGCAGGTACAGGCACAGCAGGTGCAACAGGAGACTGATGAGGCTGAGCCCTGGTCTATGGCCAGAGTTGATGACTTCGGCCCTGTCATCCGCAAGCCTGTCAGCTGGGTCGTGCCTGGCATCATCCCAGAAGCTGGTTGTGGTCTGCTAGTGAGTGCACCAAAGGTAGGCAAGACTCGTGTAGCTATTGAGATGGCATTGGGCCTGGCAACGGGCCGCAAGCCTCTTGGCATCACGCTAGCTAAACCCATGGCAGTAGGATTCTTCAGTCTGGAGGATGGCGAGTACCTATTCTCCAGCCGACTCAATAACGGCATCAATGGTGCAGGTGGTCGGCAGCGTTACCACTGGGACGGCCACATCAAGCGTGACGGTACTGCTTACACCTGGGAGCCACCGCAACCCATGGACCTGTTCACCAACTTTGTGCCCATCGATCTTAGTGACGACACAGACAAGCAGCGTCTATACCTCACGATCATAAAGCACGATCTCAAGCTGGTCATTATTGACACGCTAAGCATGGCTGTTGGCAAGAGCGACGTGAGCAACTCCAAGGACATGTACGCTATTCTCAAAGATATCAAGACCATCGCCAAGGCTACCGGGTGTGCAATCATGTTCATCCACCATACCCGCAAGCGCGTGTTTGAGAAGGGTGAGAGCATCCAAGAGATGGTTCTCGGTAGCACGGCGCTGCATGCATGGTCTGACTTCATCATGAACCTGATTGCGCCTAGCGAAGAGGTTGACCTGCTACGGCTGGGCGTTCAGACCAAGATGGGCAACGATGTCTATGCGCTCAACAGCCAGCTCAGGATCATCAAGCGTCCTCCCACCGAGGAGGAGCAGAAGTGACCTGCCGCAAGATTAGATACTACACGCGGCTCTCAGCCAAGATTGCACTGGCTAGCACACAGCGGTCGGACAGCCCACGCCGTGAGGAGAAGCGGATCTACTGGTGCCAGCAGTGTCACGCATTCCACCTCACCAGCAAGAAATGATTTGGTGAAACTTGGAACATGTGCAATAATCATGTTATGAGCACTTCAACTGACACCAACACCACCCTCTACTACGTTACTAGCAACCCTGGCATGGTGTTGTGTGGCAAGCACTTGCGAGGAGCACGCGGCACCAAGGTTCCGGCCGCAGAACTGAAGCCCTTCAAGAACCCCTACACGGGTAAGATGGATGTGCTGTACTGCGAGGATTGCGCAGAGCTTGAGGCTAACAACTAATGAGCCGCGAAGGGCGTGCTGCATACAGCCGCCGCACCAACAAGGCTGCTCAGCGTCAGTTCGGCCACACCAAGCCCAAGCTGCCGCCCAAGGGCACTGAGCTGGATTGGGTGCCCGAGTTCCTGGAGACCATGCAAGGCCTCAAGTGTATCAGCGTCAACAGCGTCGTTGCGTTGCCACTAGGTGATACGGCTGCCTACCGTGAGGCCAAGCTACGTGCTGCCAGCCGGGCAGGATTCCTGCACATGTACGCTCTACGGGAAAACGGACAGTTCGTCGAGTTTCGCTGGGAGCTAAGCACCAGCCTGCCGGGCAAATAACGCATTGGGCCTGCAACCCTATGTGGTGGGTAGGCCCAGGGTTGCTGGCCAGCAGGGCGCACAGTGGGCCACCAGCGCGTAGGAGAAACGAGAGAGCCACCCCTGGCAAGTAGCTGGGGGTGGCTCTCTTGGTGTGTCAGGCTACTGACAGCTGTCGCACTGGAGCAGATCCATGGGATCTTGCGGCACGGTGTAGCCCTCCACTTGTTCGATGTCCTCGGGCATCAGGCGCTCGGGGGCGTGATGTTGGTGGGGGCGTCTGCTACCTGCACCGGTACTGGGACATCACTACTCACTGCTGACTGCACAGGAACAGGAACGTCGCTAGCTACCGGGGCAGTAGCGGGCACCGTGGCCGCACCCAACACCACGGCAGGAGCCTGCACCACAGGCACGGGGCCAGTCTGAGCAGGAAGCCCAGTCACGGCCACACCAGGTGTGTAGGTGCCCGCGTCCAACGTGTCCTTGTGGATGTTCACGCCGATCTCTGTGGCGAGCGCGCTCATTGCGGAAAGTGCGATGATGAGCCAGTTCTGCATGGTGAGGTGACCCTGGGTGACCAGCGGCACAGCAGTCGCGGCCGCAGCAGCAACGATAGCCGCACCGGTCTTGAGGATACCGGGCCACGGGCCACTGCTGAGCGGCACCAGGTAGGTGACCACCGCGCCAGCGACCAGAGCCGCAAGCTGCCAGAGGTCACCCGGCGTGATGGCGCGCTGCCCTACACTTGTGAGGAACGTCACCACCACGATGGCGATGGGAAGTAGCGCCGGAGCGTACTTCTTGACGATGGAATCCATTGTTGTTGATCTCCTTCTTGTCAGTACTTCTTGCTGTGGCTGGTGGCCGCGTTCAGCGCGTGCTGGTGTAGCTTGTTGGTGTTGGGGCCGAGCTTGCCGTCGAAGTCGCCGACCGTAGCAGCATGGCCAAGCACCGCCTTGGCGTACTCGTTGAACAGCTGGAACTGGCGTACCTTGATGGTATTCGGCCCCTCGGTGCCGTCGACGACGAGCTTGTTGGCACCAGTGAGATCGTGGATGTGACCGCTTGCCACCGTAGAGTTGAGGAACGTCTGGTCTGCCTTGATGAGGGTAGAACCAGTAGCGTCAACCTTGCCGTCGATGGGTGTGGCCATGACCTCCTGCCAGCGAGCCACGGTTGCCGGGCCGCGAACCCCGTCAACGGTCAGCGTGAGGCTGCCATCCTTGTTCTTGGCCTGTGCAGGTGCCGGGGCAGCAGGAGTGCTGCTTGCTCCCGTGCCTGCCAGGTAGTTGTACCACTGCCGTGCGAACTGCTGACGCGTGGTGCTGTTAACCACAGCAGGCCGCTCGTAGTAGCGCACGAAGTCGTCAGCAGCCTGCTCCGGCGTGATGTTGCTGCCCGCCCACGCCCGGAACGACTGCCCCGGCTTGGCGAACTGCACGCCGTTGTTGACCTCGTAGATGATGCGGTTGATCTGAGTCTGAAGCTGAGCAGCCTTGGCCTGGCTGCCAGCCCAGTCGATGAGCTTGCTGGCCGGGGTCCACTGGAGCAGACCGTAGCCGCCAGCCATGTTGCCGACACGGTCGCCTTCCCAGCGGTCTGCAATGATGCCACTCTCAGCCTGAGCATTGCCCAGGATACCAGCAGCAGTGCCACGGCTGAAGCCGTTGGCGAGGAGCTGAGCGAAGATGGTCTTCGCCGTGTCCTGTTGGGTAGTCATGGTTATCCTCTCTTGATTTTCAACATGGACGACGGAATAGTGTCATCCACATCATCCCACTCAACAGTCGTGAGTGGGACGCCTACACGGAGCACGTAGCCCTGGAACACACGGATAAGTTTCTGGAACTTCCCTTCCCGGGCCTGGTCTGCCCTCTGAAGCTCATCCACCTTCTGGGTAAGAGACTTTACGGTCTCCAGCAGCTCAGCGCGCTCTTTCTTGTAGCTACTAGCTTGCTTCACTGCCTCGTCTCGCGCAAGCTCTGCTGTGGCCACACTGTTCTCAGCGCGGTTGAGCAGATCCTGATAGGCTTGTCGCTGCTCTGAGAAGACATCGGTGTCTGTGCGGACCTCATCCAGGTTGAGCTTCTTGTCTGCATCCTTGCGGCTCAGCAGCCAGTTGAGCAGCGTAACGAATGCGCCACTCCCCAGTATGGAGCCGCCTACTGAGATGATGATAGGCCACGGGTTACTCATGCTTCTTCCTCCCCGTTAGCACGAATGCGAAGTAGACGAATAGAGCCCTAGCTGCTGGCACCACAGCGAAGCTGCTGTCCAGTATAGCGTTGTTGAGTGATCCGAAGTCGAAGTCGTTGAATAGGAAGATGACTTGGTTTACCTCGAACACGGTGAGCAGTGTGACGAGTATGACCGCAGCTGACATCTCTAGCCGTGCGAGCCGAGGGAAGAACAGTGCGCCAATGGCGGAGGGTACAGCTACGGGCAATATTCCCCAGGCAAACCAGAAGGTGAACTGGAAGTTTTGCTGGTATGTGGTGATGCCTCCTGCGATACCAGCCCACACCGCGTAAATGCAGTACAGTACGAATGCTGCTCGGTGACTGTAAGTGACAGCCATCTCATTCATGTGTTCCCAGGGCTTATCCTTCTTGGAGAACACACTCTTGTTCCAGATGCTCATGAGGTTGGGTATGCCTTCCCGTGAACTACTGCCTTGCGTTGAGTAAGTTCTACACGCACGCGATCCCCCACTGCCAGATTAGCAGGATCGATGAGGCTGTCCGGCGTCATTGCCAGAGGCGCAGTATCACCGTCCAGAGTAACCTTTAGAGGACCTTTACTGGACACAGTGCCCCACTTGAACGAAGTGATATCCTTCACATCTCTAATCACAGAGAGATCACCTCCTGGAGAGTAGTCTTCATCAGCCCTGTACTAGTGGTGTCCAGTGCCATGCTAGTAGCCTGATACTGAGTGTCGATACCAGCATCCGTGTTAGAGAACTGAAGCACGTCCCCAATTACGAGTGGGATAGGCAAGTGCGTAAGCTTGATAGAAGCTTGCACAGCAGACATCTGCACAAGCGTAGTTTGCGCCCTGCTCTGCAAGAACGCAAGTTGCGTAGCAGCCGTACCGTCAGGAACTTCAACGCCATCTACCACATAGGTGATCCAGCGACCACGGCTCTGATAGCTGTACGGACTAGTAGGATCCTGATTGGTCCACTCACCAACGATGGCAGGGTCATCAGTGCCACCAGCAGCCTGGATGGCGAGCACCTTATTCGGCACGCTGTAGCTGTCCTTAGTGCGGGTCCAGCTAGGGCTGTAGATGCTCTGCTCGCCATCGCGCAGCTCACGTGGCAGCCCCAGTAGTGCATAGCTCAGGTCTCGGTCAGCAGGCAATTGGCTAGGTGTAGCCTGGAAGTTTCCGTAACCGTCCATCCACAGAGCACTATAGCCAGCGATGCTGAGCAGATCGTTGATTATGTTTAGCTTGCTAGTTCCAGCATCCCACACCTGGCCAGTGCTCACTGCTGTGGTTACACTAGCGTCAATTGCCAAATACTCCCCGGCGCTGGCAACGATAGCCTGCACCGTGGGTAGGATCTTGGTGCCAGCAGCAACGCTGTAGCTCTCATCCACGAGGTCCTGGTCAAGCACAGTGCATTTGTCCAGCAGCTCAAGTGCGTAGGTGCGACCCGTGTCTTCCCAGTCCTCGTCAGCGGCACTCACGAGGAAGATGCCAAGTGGGTTCTCGGGCAAGCCCTGAATCACCTGTACAGGGCGTAGCCGCACTGATTCAAGGGTTAGGTCGGCCACACGTAGCAGACCGGGCGTGGTGTCTACTACATCCAGGTCAATGAGGGTGGCCTTACCCGTGCCCTTGACACTGGTGTTATAGGTCCAGGACAACGATCCTTCGAACACCCCATCCAGCACACCGACAAGGTGATCTACGCCATTAGCGTGGCTGAAGACCTCCCAGCGATAGCTTGTGGTGCGGTCCCCATATAGCACATCCTCAACGGATGGGGTGTTCGAAGGAAAGATGTTAACCACTTTGTGCCTCGTTTTGTAGCGTTACTTAATGAGGTGGATAGTTGCGGTCACCTAGACAGCCACGTCATCCCCGGCGCGGTATGAGCCGGTTCCCGTGACCGTCCAAACTGCCCCGCTCGGGTCGCGGTATGTCGTTCCTGCGGTGTCGCCGCGCCACCCGGTGAGCAGCGTGCCGCCGATCGTGCGCATCGCAGCCGAGTAGAAGATGCCCTGCGCGAAGCTCGTCTGACCGGCCCACCGTGCGCCGATTTCCAGCACCGATGTTGAGTCGAAGATGTTCGTGGCGGGACCTACCTGCGTGGTGCTGAGGAACGTCCATGCGCTCGACCCTGGCTTGCGCGCCCAAAAAAGGACGCGGTACTGCGTCGAGTTGTTGAACACGGGCCAGAAATCGGCGCGCACCTGCATGCGCTGATTCGCCGCGAATCCAGTTGGCGACGCGCTGAAAACGCTCGCGGACGCCGAGCCGTTGGTCGACCAGGACACAAGCAGCTTGCCGTCCGTGTTGACGCCGAACCATACCGCCCGGTGGGTGGTGTCATCCTCCTTGCAGAGCAGCGCCTGCTGAGTCGATGCATTCGCCCAGTTAGCGAGCGCGACATCGCATTCAAGGCGGATCGGGTTGACCGTGGGCGAGTTGGCGGGCGCGTCGGGCGTGGAGACGTAGTTCCCCGACGTGCCGGGCAAATAGAGCCCCGTAGATGGATAGCCGACCCTCGGCGGCGTCTCGTCGCTGGATGGGAGCACCGTGATAGGGCGAGTAATCGGCAGCGGTTGCACCGTGCCCGCCCAGTTCGTGTAGTCGGTATAGGCGGTCGACGTGCGCCCGATCGTCTCGAACGGTGCAGTCGCGTCCACGAGGTCAACCGGCCACACTTCTGTGGTCGAGGTCGGGGTGGAGTCGATCTGCGTCTGAGTCCACGTCGAGCCGTTGTTCGTGGTGTCCCATCGCTCGGTGACATAGCTCGATCCGACTCGGCGCGTCAGGTATGCGCGTCCTTGTACGGGCGGCACGTTCGGCACGTTCGGTGCGCCCCACTGCGAGCCGAGGTCGAGTTCCCCGACGAGCGCGATCGACTTCTGCACGGTCCAGGTTCCGCCGACGCGCACGGCATGGCAGTAATTCTGCGTCGGGATGATGTTGCCGGGGTTGCCTTCGGCCCAGAAAAGCTCAGGGTTCGCAGCACCGGACACCACGATGTTGTCGACCACCATGCTTGCGGCAGGTGCGGCGACTTGCTCGAGGCTCGTCTGCGCGAGCGGAAGGTTCGTGCCATTGATGTTTCCCAGCACGGTGCCGGCCGAGTTGCGCACATTTCCGGTCGTGAGGTCAATTTCGCAGTACCAGGCGTTGTGGTCGGTCCCGATCGTCGGGTGACCGAACGAGGCGATGCGGAAAGTGCTCCCAGCGATCACGCCCGTGCAGTAGAACTGCGCGGGAGCGCTGATCAGCGCCGTCGTGGTGAAAGTCTCGGCCCAGTCGGTGCTCACCGACAGCGACCAGATGTTCTCGGCGTAGCCGGTGCGGTGGAGCACGTAGATGTTGCCGTTGTAAACATTGCAGTTCGTGTAGTCGGTCGTGTCCTGCTGACCGAGGTCGTGGGTCTTTTCTGGCCCGAGCACAAGGGGGCTCACCTCGGCGTTGCCGATGCTCTTGCGCCAACGAAGCACACCGTCGACCGAGTGGCCTGAGTACATTGCAATCAGCGGTTTCCCGGGCACGGCGATCAGTGCGGGCAGCGTGTGGTCGTCGGTGACACCTTCTCCGGGGATGTTGCCGACGAAGTGCCGCTTGACCCATAGCGGGCCGGTCGCGCCGCCCGTGACTTCGTGAATGTAGACGTTCGAGTCGGTGCCGGCGACGCCAACCAGCGTGCGGCCTCCGATCGCGACGGCGCGGGGACGCGTGTTACCGACCCAGCCCGACTGCGGGTAGGTCGCCGCGTTGGGCGCAAGGTTACCAAGCGTCCCACCCGGACCGGCCTGCGCATCAATCGTGG